TATCAACTTTAGCTTTATTCAACCTTTCAGCTTCTACTGCTAATCTTGCCAAGTCTTTATTAATGTTTACTTGAGCATCAACATCTCCAGCAGATATAGCTTCTGCAAGTTTTGTTTTAAGTGTAGATTCTTCACTTGTGACTCTTGCATCATATTCTTTTATATAAGAATCATCAATGGTTTGACTACGCTCTTGCAGAGTTTTGTTTTCTTTTAGCAAACCTTGAGCATAATCAATCGCCGCTTTTTCACGTCTTTCAGCTTCTCTTAATTTATAGGTCATATCTTCAATACGTTTTCTGACCTTTTTGCTGTAACCGTCTAACTTGCCTTCGTTGTTTTCCTCTTCAGCTTTTTCAACTTTGGTTTCTTCAGCTTTTTCAACTTCAGGTTCTTCTTTGGTTTCTTGTAAGTCAACTTCAACTTCTTCATTTTCTTCCTCTAAAGGTAAGTCTCTTTGTTTTGCTTCAGCCATTTATTTCTCCTATGTATGCAAAATATCTTCAGGGTTATTAATTGTTGCTAGTATTTCATCATCATTTAATAATCTTACTTCGCCACCTTCTATACGAAAACGACTTCCAGCATACCTACCAAAAATTACCCAGTCTTTTTCTTTACACCATGGAGTGCTATTTTCACCAAACTTATCTTTGTCTTGGTATGCAAGAGGACCCATTTTTAAAACATAACCACAAACTGTTGCTAGTGCTTCACGCTCTACAGCTTGGTCTGGTAACAAAACACCACCATCTGTTTTTGCCTTGCCTTTGTATGGCAAAATCAAAATCCGCCACCCAGTAGGTTCTGGCATTTTTTCTAGTGATTTTTGTTGGGGTTCTTGTTGTTCTTGTTTTGGAGGAAACCTTTTTTGTAACCTCTTTGGTAATATAATTTTACTCATCTTCCACCTTTTTGAGCAAGAGTTTTACCTCTTGTTGTAATGTTGCAAGTTCTGAGAGTCTAGCTCTCACTTCCTTGTAGGCTTCAAAGTTTTCTACACTACCATATAATAGTTGTTCTTCTAAACTTCTCTGCCTCTCTTTTAGAATATTAACTATTCTATCATAAATGTAAAGATCCATTTATTTTTTTACTTTTTTCCTTTGGTTCCTAATGGCGGTCTTCCCCTTTTTCGCAATGGAGGCTTGCTTTGGTTTCCCTGCAAATTTTGCCCTTTGTTCGACGACCGTAAGGATTTGAATTTTGCGAGCATAAGGTTTTTTAATTCTTTTAACTTTTGCAACAGTAGCCCTAGCGTCTGCTGGAGTAGCGTACTTAATGCTAACAGTATCTTTTGGATTTTCATCGGTATATAACCTCCTTCCAGATCCTTTAGGTTTTTTACCAGTGCCTACTTTAGGATCTTTTGTTTTTCTTTTTGCCATTTTTTAATAAACTTTTTAAGGTCTTTGCTTGACTTGCATGAGCTTTTGATGCTTTTTCTAATTTTCTAGCTACTTTTTTTATTTTTTGTTTCATATAACTCACCCTTGCGTGTATGTTTAAATGTCTGAACAGATCCTGCACATTTACTTTCTCTTTGTTCTCTTCGCCGCTTTAAAATGTTGAGCAGTTGGACGACCCTTCTGTCCTGGTTTACGCATTTTTTCGCCACTCCCTGCTTTAATTCTTTTTCTCTTTGCATGTATATTCCTATATAAACTCATATCAAACATCTCCAACGCTCTAATAATGAACATTCCTGTCATTTTTTAAGGTTTTCTCTTGCTACTCCTTTTGTTTTTTCAAAACTTCGCATACCACCTAGTCCTAATAATGATAACGTAAGTGTCATTAATTCACCAGTATTTAATTCAGGTAGTTGTATTTCAGGTAACCATATGGCAGTCGCCCACTCTGCGATAGGCATAATAAAAAATTGCGTCAATAAGCCTAGAGCACAGATCCACATGATTGCTGGTCGTGCTCCTGCAACAAATAAACTTGGGTGTTTTGCTTGTTCTGTGTTTGCTTGTATCTGACCTTTAGCTAACTCTTGTGCATGTTTCTCTGCCATCGTAGCAAGGTCATGTGCTAATTTATTTTTTGTATCTTTGTCCTCTATAAACTTACCAAGGAGTTTTGTAGCTGGACCAATTAGTGCTTGTAACATTACCAAAGCCTCACTCTTTTTTCATCTACCTTAACTAATTTACAAAAGCATGAGTATCTTTTTTGATCTTCACCAATGACAACATATTGTTCGTTAAGATGTTTTTTAAAATAGCCACATGTATTTACATTCTCAAAATGCAATACTCCAGCAGGAGCTCCTGATAAATAACACATCAATACAAATGCTGGCTTCACTTAACACCTTTAAACTTTATGCCTTGTCTTGACATTCTACCACCACGACTTATCATGCCTCCTGCTTCCATATCGGCACGATTATCTCTGGCTCGCATTTGTCCCATGAGTGCTCCGCCCCTAGCAAATTTTCTAACTTGATTGTTAGTTGGTCTAACCATATTACTTCCAGCCATACCGCCCATCATCTTCATGTCTTTCAACATATCTACTTCATCTTCATTTAAATTACCTTGAAACTTTTCAGCATCAATTAATTCTTTTAGTTCCTCATACTTTTCACTTCCAGGATCTAAACCCTCTAGTAAAGATTCTAATTGTTTTTTTCTACTCATAAAAGCCTCCTATATCTTGCTGTTGAGTTTGTTCTAGTGATGGGTCAACTAAACTTGGTATCCCAAAATTCATTGGTGTTAAGTCACGGTTTACCACGGGAGCTAGTGTTTGACCAGTTACGGTTGCAGTCGGTGCAGTAACAACATTACCAAAAGCATCGTACATAGAGTCCACAGCATCTCCAGTTTTAGGTTGAGCTACATCTTTAAGTCCCCCTAATAACCCACCTGAAGGTTCTTGAATCTTTTTATTAACATTCATCATGGCTCCAGCTAAAGCATTTACAACAGATACGGTTGGGTTTCTAGCAACAACGCTAAAAATACCTAAAGGTGTATTTCTTCCTGGAATAACCATGTCACCCACAGTTTTGCCTATATCTCTTGCAGTTTGACTTTTTAAAAAATCTAATATATTAAACTGAGGAGTTGGGGCAACAGTGGGACGAGGGCTTATCCTAATATTTGTTCCCGGGAAATTAATAGGTATGGTTTCTTCGCTACCAGTAAATCCAAAATCTGATTGTGCTGAACTTAGATCACTAAATCCTGGACTTACACTAGTAACTCCTCCAGCTAAACCAATATCGCTCATCCCTTATTCCTTTGCTCTACAATAAACCTAGCATTTTGTGCTCTCATATTAGCTATGTCTTCAGTTGTATCGATACGATCTTTTTGTATTAAAGTATTAGCTTGTAGTTTTTCTTTATTTAGTTTGAGTTGTTCAGCATCGTTCATAGCCTCTTGCATTTGTGCTTGCTCTTTTAGTTGTAACTCTTTTGCTTTTAAGTCAACTAATGGGTCACGTTGTCCACTACCTAATACTTGTGCTTCTTGTTCAAAATATTGTGCTGTAAGTTCTGCTTCTATTTGTGATAGTCTGCTTTGTACCATGTTTGGATCCATGCCTTGTTGTGCTTCCATCTGTGCTTGCATATTAGCTTTTAAACCAATATGTTCAAATATATGTTGTTGTAATATATTTATCATAGCAGGATTAGCACGAACTATTTGGCTAGACATGTAACTTAAATGTGTTGATATATGTGCGTCGTGATCTTGGTCAGGGAACGCTTTTAATTGCATTTGCCCTCCCAAGGCTGACATTACTTTACCGTTCTCAATTACTGCACTCATAGGTTGTGGTTGTGGAGGAGGTGGTAATATTTGCTCAACATTGTCTACACCTAAACTATTATACACTCTTCTGTAGGCTTCATATAAATTGTGCATCTCTGGTTTACTACTAGCTAATTTTAATTGTTCTTGAGCTAAACTAATACGTTGTGACATACTAAAGATGTTTGGATTTGCCACTGGTATTATATCAATACGCTCACTAAAGTCACTTGCTTTATCACCTTCTTCAGTATATGGGTAAGAACCGCCTTCTTGAAAAATTAAATCAGATATTAATTTAAATTCTTGCTTCATACTATTGTACAGACGTTTATGCACTGCACTTATAATACGGCTACCTCTTTCTAATAGAGCTATTGTTGTACCAACTGGCATCTCTTGATTATTTACATTACCAGTACCCATATCTGTCGTGCCGACAAACTTTTGAGCCGCCTGAACCACGAAGCCGAGTAGCTGAAACAGCGTGCCACTCGGTTCTTGGTAAGGGAGGTTAAAGAATGAATTTTTTAATTGATCGCCAACAACATCAACATCACGCCACTCTCCGGGACGTAACGGTTCATCATCATTTTTTATGCGTAATCCTCTAGCTTTAAAACCAGATGGCATATTTGCAAGTGTGCCTGAGTCAATTAATTGTCTTAAATTAGCTGTCGCCGCTCTTGATAAGTTACCTAGCAAATGTATCAAGCCATTACCGTAAAAACCTAGTCCAGGAGTAAAAATGTAGTGTACAAAATACTGTTTTTTGTTTTTAAAAGCGTCATTTTCGTCATAATTTCGGTAAATTGACAAAACTTCGCCATTATCAGCATTTACTGTAACAATATACGGTAATTTTATGCCAGTTTCTTCGCCTTTTTCATCTTTATCAGCAAATTTTTCTAAATCTAGGTAACAATGACACTCAAAAAGTTGTATTTCTTCATAATCGCCTTGTGCATACACCCCAGTTATTGATTCTTTTGTCTCATCGACGTCATCTCTGTCAGGTTTACCTGATTGTATCTCAATATCTCTGTAAAATTTGTTTACTTGTAGCTTACGAAACTCATTTTCTGACATATTTATGATCTGTGTAACTCTATCTGCTGAGTCAAGATCACTAGCGTTGTAAGGTACGAGCATATCTTTAGCTTCTACAAACTTACTAACTTGCCTACCAAACTGTGGATCAACATAAACTTTTTTAAATGCACTACCACCGAGTCCCAAGTAGTATAACATCTGATCAAACTCAGACTCATACTCTTTCATTGTGTGCATAATGGTATAATTCATATAATCTTGCACACGTTCTGCTTGTTTTTCTAAATCTGGGTTTGTTGTCCCCATCACTTGTGTGCGTACTGGACCTTTCGCAGGAAGTAATTCTTTATACGCTTGACTTTGGAACTGTGTAACAGCTTCGTTTAACATGGGGTGGACTACACCAGTAGCACCATCAAATGGTTCTGTACGACTTTCATATTTTAAACCTAATAAATTTAAACCTTGACTGTATGTATCTAACCATTCTTGCCTAGCATTTTTATCTTCGTCTACTTTTTCTAATACATAAGCACTGACACCAGCTAACTCATCATCATCTAATTGTTCTGCAAGGTTTGCCATAAACCCAGTATCTTGTACTTCTTGTTCTGGAGACCCAAGTTCCACGGACCCATCTTCAAGTTCTGTTATTTCTACATCATCATCTATTTGTACTTCGTCATCAACTTGCACATCTATAGGGTCAGGGTCTAATATAGGGTTGCCAACTAATGTCAACTCCTTCTCAATATTATTATAAGGGTTTTTTGGTTCAGCCATGTCCATCTCCTGAGACAACATAAAACTTGTCTCTCATTAATTGTGCCACAAATTCTCTTGTTTGGCTAGAACTTGGTGGAACGTAGGTTGGATCTTCTTCTTGCCACATACCATACAGTAAATACATTTCATCGTATAATTCTTTAGGTTTAGTATCAACCGTAATATACATTACTTCTTCCTGGACCATCATACTCATATACCTCATCTTCTGGGTGTGTTATAAAACCACCTTCTCTAAATCTTCGTAGGGCTTGTGTTACAGTATCAACAAAGTCGTCGTGTTCTCCTGCTGGAAACTTGGCACATTCTTCAATAACTTCTTCAGCCCAACGAGTATCTGGTGACCATACTAACCCAGATTCAAGTAATGGTGCAACTGAATTTACACGACTAAATTTATCGTTACCTCTACTTGGGCTATAGTTTTGTATAGGAATGCCCATCTGCCGTAGTTCGTGGGTCAATGGCATACCTGATGCTTTCGCCTCAATCAAGACACATTCTGGTTCCCAATACTTATATTCTTCCATAGCTATTTTACGCAACTCAGGAAAGTCCCATCTGCCACGCCTAGCATCACAAAGAATAATGTTAGGAGGTCCGCCTTCTTCTGGGTAAAAAACACCCCACGTCGTAATTGCTGAAAAATCTGCTGTTTCTTTTTTACTAAATGCAGTATCATAACTTTGCATAACGTAACTGAGTGGTGGTATATCTTTCTTAGTCCAAGTTTGCCACCACTCTCTCTTTAATATAGCACTTGTTTCACTCGTTGGGTTTTGTTGCCATTGAGCTTCCCACTTACCCACGGACAAGGATGCTTTGACCTTTAACAGTTCTTCCACTTTCCAAAAGTTACCCCACATCGCTTTACCATCTGGCAATATAGCAGGGAACTCTACAACTTCCCACTGGTCAGCTAATATATCTCGTGCTTGCTGTTTTATAAGTTTACCAGTTAAATCAATCTCACTCCAACGTGTCATAACGATAACGATCGCTCCTCCTG